ATTAAATACCTGAATAATTTGATTGAACAAGACCATCGTCCAGTAAAGAGACGCAATAAATTCTATCGAAGTTTACGCACTGCCTCACCCACGATTAAAGGCATGGAAGCCATCCGAGGATTATATAAGAAAACTCGAAAAGAAGGCACTCTCTTCGGGTTTTCGGTCTGTACTGAAATCAAGATATTATTGGGAATCCCAGCTTAAATCATAGATACCGTAAGGGATTTTATTCTTTATTTAAAACTTTGCAACAGAACCAATATTATCAAATTTCTGCCCCTTTTTCTGCCCCTTTTTTAAAAAATAGACCTCTAATTTAAGAGGTCTATTTCATTTAGTTTTTCTATTATATTTTTGCTCATTTCTTCAGTTACATGAGAATATATAGAAAGAGTTGTTTGAGGGTTATTATGACCCACTTTTTCCATGATAGACTTCAAAGGTATTCCAAGCTCAGTTAATAAAGCAATATGAGTATGCCTGAAAATATGTGTACTTAAATTTTTAGCTGAATTTATTTTTTTTAGTCTGCTATTCACAACAGAAATGTTATATGGTTTATTGTTTTTATAAATAAATATATAATTATCTTTGCTTATTTTATCCTTTGGATATTTTAAAGGATATTCTTCGATTATTTGAAGACATCTTTTGGGTAGCGTGATTTTTCTATCTGAATAAATATTTTTAGTTGTTGTTTTAGAGTTAGAAACGCTGTCCCAAGTTCCATTTATATGTAAAACATTATTCTCAATATTCTTTATTTGAATAGCTACACATTCTCCAAATCTTAGACCTGTAAGTGACATAAATTCAATTAATAATGAGGTTGATTTATCAATTACTGCCATATCTTTTATGACCTGTTTTAATTCGCTACGTTCAAGATATTTTTCTTTTTTCTTTTCCCTTTGTTCTAAGGTTAAGACTTTCTTTTTGATTTTAACATTAGAAATAGGATTAACTGCTAGATATTCTTTTGATATAGCATAATCTAAAACCATGTTAAAAGAAGCTTTAAGTGTCTTGATATAAGAATAAGAATAATTTTCTTTGTAATATAGTTTTTCCAATATCTCTAAAATAAAAACAGAGTTAACATCCGATAATAAGGTTTCTTCACTAACTAAACTTCTAATTTTTTTCTTTGCTGTATCTCTTAGTGAGGCAGTTTTAGCTTTTACTGTTTCTTCATAAATTGAAAAATACTCATCTTGGACTTCCCAAAAAGTGATAGAAGCTATTTTATTTTGCTCATCTTCAATTTTTTGTTTTTCTTTTTCAAGCTTTGCATCTATTTTATTATACAATAGCCTAGAAGCTTCATTTTGCGCCCTAGAGCTATTTTTATCTAGTGTTACTGATACTTTCCTTATCTTGCCTTTTGTATCTGTATAGCGCTCACAATACTTATATTTACCATTAGCTAAATCTTCTACCCACATAATTTTATCCTTTCTAAAAATGCCCACCTAATCAAAGGTTGGGCTTTTTTTAATAATCTTGTTCTACTTTGACTAATCTACCTTCTATTACAGCTGGATTGTACTCATCAGCATATTGAATCGGATAATCAGGGTTTAATGGTTCAAGTCTTAAACAGAGAGGATAGCCATTTTCATCATATTCATAGAAGACGCATTTTAGAGTTGCTTCGTTATCGTCTATGAAGCGAACAGCTCCGATAGAACCTTCTGAAAGGTCAGGGTCTTGCAGTATTAAAGCGAAAGAACCGTCATGTATTTCTGTTTCCATGCTTTCGCCTTTAACTCTAAGCCAAAATATATCATCACGGCCAGCGTATTTACCATAAACAGGGCGCATACCTTCAAAATTTTGTTCGGACAGAATTGGAGTTCCTGCTGCGATTTCTCCTATAACAGGGGCGTACCATTCTTTATTAGGGTCATAAGGAACAATATTGCTGATTTTATCGAAATCAACTTTATTAGAGAAGAAAGATAAACGTTTCTTTTTGATTTGCTCATCTAACTGATGATTTGCAGTCTCTAAAACTATTTTTTGTCTTGGTTCTTCGAGTTGTGAACTGATTTTATTTATTTCGGATAGAGTAGAAGATGTTTCTTCACTTTGTATAGGAAAAAATTCGTCTATTGAAACGCCCAAGGCATTTGCAACCCTGAATAAGAAATCTCTTTTAGGAATCCTAATTCCTTGTTCATAATTAGAGATTGCGCTGTTTTTCACTCCGACCAAATCAGCTAAGTCTTGCTGGGTCAACTTTTTATTTTTGCGAAACTCTTTTATTTTCATTCCGACAAATTTATTTATTTCTCTATCGTCCATATCGAACCTTTCGAAGTTTTATATATGTATTATAAAAGAAAATTACACGTTTTGCAAACTTTTTTTAGTAATTACTGTTTTTTTGTTGACTTTACACAAATTGTGTAGTATAATTAACTCATAAAGTCAAACAAGCGAACAAACATGGAGCATTCAGTACGGCAGACGGAACAGGCTCAAATGACGGTACACGACGTATCCACCGCGACGTAAGTAGCAAGTTTGGCAAATAAAAAGCCCTCGCAGGCAAATGGAGGTTCTAATGGAACAAGTAGTTACGCATTACAGAGAAACTATTCAGCAGCATAGTGTTGAGTGGTACAAAAAACAACTGTTAAAAGATTTTTCTGTTCAATTTATCAAAGACTCTTTATTGCCTCAGTTATTTAAATGGTCAAACGCTTATAAAGCAGCAGTTGAACTGACAAAACAAAAAGCCCCCAGAGGGGCGGAAAGAGTCGTATAATGTATGTCAGAAAATTTCTTTTTAGAAATGATATGTTTATATCTATTACAACGCATGGCTTTAGAGCGACTTGCTAAAGATTCAACTATTCATGAATATATTAATAGATTAGCGCTTGTGCTTATACTATTCATTTTGATTAATATTTGCGTCATATTTCTTAGCCACATCTCTTATTTTATCATTGACAGTTTCAAAATCTTTTTTTAGTTTAGTCACTTACATTATAGCACGGAGTTATGATATCGCTCACAATGAGCAGGGAAGACTGGCGAACAGGTTCGATTCCTGAACTTCCCTTACTGCGTATGCAGAAATTTTTTAAAAGAAAGGAGCCAGTATGGCAGTAGAAAAAGAATTAATTGCTCTGCGAAAATATTATAAAATCTCGCAAAAACAAATCTCCAAAGCTATTGGTTTGAGCGAAGAACAGTATAGACGTAAAGAATTAGGTCAGTATGATTGGAGAGCGACAGAAATGTTTGCGATCCGCAACTACCTGAAACCATTCATTGGTCCAAGATCATTGAATGATATTTTTTACGACAAAACTACACAAAATGTGTATAAAGCTAGTTAGAAAGGATTCAAAAATGAATCAATTAATTACAATCACACAAAACGAAAACAACGACCAAGTAGTAAGCGGTCGTGAACTACATGAATTTTTAGGAGTAAAAACACCATACACGCAATGGTTCAAAGATATGTGCAAGTATGGATTCATTGAAAACATTGACTTTGTATTGGTTTCAGAAAAAAGTGAAACCAATAATCCTAGAAATCCATTTACAACTATTATCAATCACGCTCTTAAACTTGACGTGGCAAAAGAAATTTCCATGATTCAACGTAACGAAAAAGGGAAACAAGCCCGTCAATATTTCATTGAAGTTGAAAAAGAACTCAAACAACAGCTTTTACCGCAAACTCCTGAACAATAAATTGCATTACTCGCTCAAGGAAACGTGAACTTGAATAAAAAAGTCGAACAAATCGAAAATTCAGTTCTTGATTTGACTGACCGATTCGGACTTCCTTCAAATAAAGCTAAAGTTTTGCAAAAGAAAGTAGCAAGCAAAGTTTATATGTTTACTGGCGGTAAGTATTCAAATGCTCATAAGAAATTAGGAGCTAAGGTATTCAGAGAGTTTTATAAAGATTTGAACAATCGCTTCGATGTTGTTAAATATAGCGATATTCCATTAAGCCGTTATGACGAAGCAACAGAATATCTTGATATGTGGCAACCATCATTCAATACAACGCTTGAAATTCGTGGATTGAACTCACAAACTAGCTTTGACTTTGAAGAATAGAGAGGAAATCAGATGGAATATAAAGATGATGATTACTTGACTACTCAGCAAGTAGCGGAAAAGTTTTCCATCCATGATCAAACAGTTTATCGACGTAGAAAAGCAATGGAGCTATTTCCACAATTTAAGTCTGGTATTTTCATGAATGGACGGAGATTTCGATACAAAGAAATCAGAGACTTCATGCAGTTTGTAAATACTCCTGAGTATAAGCAAGAACTTAAAAAGCGCCAATCAGTTATCAAATAAGAAGAGGTTCTCATGACCTACACATACATAGTCAACCCAGAAACGGGCGAAATCCTGTTTGATCTGGTACACGACTTAATCACACAAAACATTAGAGCAATAAAGCTCATTGCTAAGAAATTAAATGCGGTACTCCGCTAGAACAGAGAGATTTTGAATAAAGAAATAGAAAAGTTAGCTAACAACTATAAAGAAATAATTAACAAAACATCAGATCTTGCTTTGAAGCAAAATGATGGTGATATAAGAAAAGCTCGCAAATGGCTAAAAGAGCAACTGTTTTATACAGCTGATAGGGCCACAAACGAGCTTATCAAATTATCAATAGATAATATTTTAGATTACCAGCGTGTTTCTTCTAACGAAAGGAGAGCGAAATGAGCAATAACAATTTTCATGTAATTTACTATTTCAAAGACGAAAAAGTAAAAGTACCAATAGCTGTTAGTAGCAGTAATGACTTATCACACATTATTTTTCCACAAAAGAATTTCAGAGATAAGTTGAAAAAAGAAGCTCCTGATGGTTCAGATATTTTCATTAATATTATCAATGTTGGAACATATCTTCTCAAAACGAATTATTAATTGTAGAAAGGACATTAAAAATGTTCGGATTTAAAACAGAAGAAGAAAAATTTAAACTTGCGGATTATGATCGCATGAAAAAAGAATTGGAAACAACTCAACAAAGTCTTTCTAATTGCGAAAAAAGTCGTCAAGATTGGATTAAATTTTCCAATGATTTGCAAGAAGAAAATAAAGAACTGTTTGCAGAAAATATGCAACATCATAAAAATGATATTGCCCGTCAGAAAATGACAAACAAAAATTTAACGATTGCAAAATAAAAAAGCCCCGTTGGCAGACGGAGCTAGGTATATGTGTATACCTTCATTATAACAAATTGGAGGAAATAATAATATGGCAAAAATTGCTGTTACAAAATTAAAGTATGTCCGCCTCAGTAAAGGCGAAACTATAGAACATATGACTGAAATCCTTGAAGTAAGTAGAAATCAATATGTTAAATGGGAAGAAGGAACATCTACCCCACCGAAAATCAAAAAAGAATTTCTTGGAGAATATTTCAACATAAATCACAAAAAACTGTTTACCAAATTCTGGATTGAAAGAGAACTCATTGAGGAACTCGAGAAAAAAACAACAAATGAAATAAAAAATATTAATCCGTCAGTTGTGACTATCCTGTTTGCCAAATATGAGCGATTACGCAGAAAAGAAACTCAAGAAACCATAGCCAGAAAGATTGGATTTCCCAAGCACTACGTTGGATTGTTTGAACGCGAAGGAAAAGTAGCCAGCGATCGGCAACACTCATTTGAGAAAGCATTGGCAGAATATTTTGATGTTAGCGTTGAAAAGCTCTATGAGCCAAAGGAGGTTTCGAGCAATTTTGAATCTCGGGCTATGTCAGAAATCCAGAAAATAATCCAGAACATGACCAAAAATAGAAAAGCGAGCCTTGCTGCTAACTCCTACCCTGTTTTGCGAGAGATTGACAGCCATGCATTAGTCGGACAAGACGACTTTAATAAAAAAGTGGATGAGATGTCTGGTCAAGAAGTTCGAGAACTTGTAAAAAGAACTTATGCTCAAAACCTTAGATATGAAGAAGAAAATAATAAATTGAAAGCGACTATTGCTGAAATTCAAACTAATAATTCTGAAGAAACTAACTATAAACAAAGATTTGAGGAATTGCAAGAATCAACTAAGGGTATTGCCCGAGTCGCTGAATTAACAAAAGAACTTTTTGTTGAATTGTCGGTAGGAAGTTTTTAGAAACGGAGAACATTATGGAATTACAACTTATACCAGTAGATGGCGATGGACAAAGGGTTGACTTGAATCCATCAGCTATAAAAGATATGGATAATATCACACTTACAGAATTCTTAGCTCAGGCAAAGATTATAGCTGACCTTTACAAAAAGGGCGAAACTGAGGTTAAAAAACGCCTTGATGAAGGTCAACAATTTAATCGTTTGAGTTATGGCGAACCAGCCAAGCGAAGAGTGTTAAAAATGAATAATAAACAGAAGCGTGATTTAGTAATTTCTCGCGGTTGGGATTGTGTAGAACCTATTCCATTAGGCAAACTAATAGAAAAGTTTGGAAAAGACATAGAAAACGAATTACCAGTAGTAATTACTGAAAATAAAGCACCTCTTAAATGGGATGCGTGAGGTAAATTATGGAAAAATCAGAATCTGTAAAAGAGTTATTTGTAGCACTTACCAAATTCCGAAAAAGCCTCAAACAGCCTCTTAAAGATGCACAAAATCCATTTTTCAAGAAGAATTATGTCCCTCTTGAAAATGTTGTAGAAACTATAGATGAAGCAATTATAGATACTGGCTTAAGTTATTTGCAAGAAATTGCTGAAAATCGAATTAATACAATAATTACTCATGAAAGTGGTCAATATTTAATAATTGAGGGTTCTGAGGTTAAACCAGTAAAACCAGACCCACAGGCTTTAGGTTCCGCAATAACTTATGCCAAAAGGTATAGCTTATGTTGCGCTTTCGGTATTACAAGTGATGAAGATGATGATGGTAATGCAGCAAGTGGTGGTAAACCACAGCAACAAGCACAAAATAATCAACAACAACGCGGAAATTATCAAAACCAACAACGAAACAATTATCAACAACAGGGACAATATCCACCAAGAAATTACTAATTAAGGAGAAAAAATGATAAATAACGTAGTTTTAGTCGGAAGACTAACTAAAGATGTAGAACTTAGATATACTCCACAAAATCAAGCTACAGCAACTTTCTCGCTTGCAGTGAGTCGCTCTTTCAAAAATGCCAATGGAGAACGTGAAACAGATTTTATTAACTGTGTTATCTGGCGACAACAAGCTGAAAATATGGCAAATTTCACACATAAAGGAAGCTTGATTGGTATCACTGGTAGAATCCAAACTCGAAACTATGAAAATCAACAAGGACAACGTGTTTACGTTACTGAAGTTGTTGCAGATAGTTTCCAACTTCTTGAAAGTAGAAGCCAAGGTCAACAACAGCAACAACAAGGAAATTACAATCAAAACCAAAATAATTACCAAAATCAGGGTCAACAAAATACTGTTCAACAGCAACATAACCAAGGTAATTATCAAAATCAACAACAATCAGCTCAACAAAGAGCCCAACAACCTGATCCAAACTTTGGAGGTGCTCCGATGGAAATCAACGATGAAGACCTACCATTCTAACTAAGTTAGTGCTGGAGGGTGGCGGAACGAGCCGTAAAGTCAATGAGTATTTAGTGTTTACACATAACCACTCATCGCCAGCTTTTAATTTGAATGATAAAACTTGAAATAAATATAGAAGAAAGGAGTATTTGTGGCACAAAGAAGAATGTTCAGCAAAGAAGTAACAACGAGTGATTTATTCGTTGATATGCCGTCATCAAGTCAGCTTTTATACTTTCATTTAGGAATGGAAGCTGATGACGAAGGATTTATTGGTAATGCAAAAATGTTAAGCAGAGCATACGGTTCAAATAATGATGATTTGAAACTTTTGGAAGCCAAAGGATTTATTATTGCATTTCCGAGTGGAGTCACAGTTGTTAAAGATTGGAATTTGAACAACAAAATAAGAAAAGATAGACAAAAACCAACGATATATACAGAAGAAAAAACGCTGTTATCTCTTGATAGCAAAGGGTCTTATCTACTTGGCAACCAAGTGTCAACCATTCCGCAACCAAATGACAACCAAATGTCCGCACAGGATAGGATAGGAGAGGTTAGGTTAGGTTAGGTAAGGATAGTATAGGTAAGGATAGTATAGACGCTTCGCAACCAAATGCCTTTCAAGAAAAAAGTTCAGGAGAAGATATAAACTCACTTCTTTCTGAATATCTTGATTCGTTTATTGAATTCTCTAGTAAAAATATTGCAAAAAGAGCAATGGCACAAGTTGAATTCATGAAACTCTCATCAGAAGAAAAGAAACAAGCAGTAATCGGAGCTAAAAATTACTTTGAATGGTACAAACAAGAAAATCCAGAAGATAAAACTAAAAAATTTAGTATAAATTCCTATGCGTTTTTAGAAAGTGCAACTTTCAAATCATTCCAGCAAAAAGTAAAAGTTAAAAAAGAAACTCTCGGGGGTCTTATCTAATGGCTTTTGATACATGGAGAGATGACGGAGAGTTTGCTATCAAAGCAACTGATGTTTTAAAAAACTATCAAGAAGGTGGGGAACTTGGAGCCTGTGAAGTTCACGGCTGTGAGATTATCGGATCTAAGAAACCTGTGCTTTCATATCCTAAGAATGAAAAAGGCGAAGTGATTGGAGAACCTTACTTATATGATGTAAGAGTTTGTCCGATGTGCCATGCCGAAGGAATAAAGACAGTTGCTACTAAAGCTGTCAATGACTTCTTAGGAGAATTCAAAGCTAAAAAAGGTATTGATTTGACTGAAAATGTCATTGTTAAATATGATTTCGCTGATGAATTAAGTGTTGTATCTTGTGACAACATGGTCAAGTGGATTGTTACCAATGTTGGCAGACAGAAAAAAGTAAAACGATTAAAGGTTAGAAAGTACATACAGATTTCTGAAAATAGATTTTCTAGTGATGAAGCAAGAGAAAAATATTTGAAGATATTACACGATATTGAAGAAGCAGAAATTCTTATTTTCGATTCATTGGCAGATTTCACAGCAAATCAAGCTGAAAAAGCATTGACTCCTTTATTAAGCGCAAGTGATAACTGCTCAATTATCATATTAACAATTCCAGAAAGTGATGAAAGGCTTGAACAATTGCCAGCAAGATTGAAATTTAAACTCAATAATGCGCAAGTAATGAATTTCTCAAGTACAGGACACCAAAGATGAAGTTTGAATTTGAATTGGATAAAATGCCAACTACTCAGCAGCAAAAAGGCATTAAAAAAGTGAATGGTAAACTTCAATTCTATGACCGTAGAGGAACAAACAACTACAGTCTTAAAGCTCAACTCATGAAAAATAAACCGAAAGAGTGCTTTGAAAAAAACGTTCCTTTGAAGCTATCTGTTACTTTTTTCTACGCTATCAAGCAAAAAAAGCGTTGGTGGCAATGGAAAACAAGCAGACCTGACTTAGACAATCTTATGAAGAACTTACAAGATTATATGACTAAGTTGCGTTATTACAGTGACGACAGCCAGATTGTATGGCTTGAAGCTAAAAAGGTTAATGACGAGAAAAACAGAATAGAAATTGAAATTACAGAGGTATAAACCATGATTAAAACAAATTTTAACACTTTGAAAAAGCTGAATGGATTGGCAAGAAATAATAATTTCAACGTTAACCATAAAGAGTTGTCTGTGAAAATCAGTGGTCAAACTAAGCACAATCACGAACTTTCTCAGCTTTATTTGGATATTTGCAATAAATACAACCATTCAAAGCAAATGAAGTGGGGAGAATTATACAAAATACTTAAAGAATTGACCAAAGATAAACAAATAGAACTGTAATAGCTCTAATTCATGAAAATTACGGTTACATTGAGCGCTTAAACCATTTCATGGATAATTTATCACGAACTAGGCAAAAGCGCTTAGAAGATAAAATATGAGGCTTTAATTATGGGATATTACGACACAAGAAATGAAGCTAGGCGAATCAGTAAACTTGCTAGTCAAAATATATCGAGTGAGCAAACCAAAAAAGAATTTGAATTAGACAGCCAGAATAAATTCAATCAGGAAATGCAAGCTGAGTTTCACGAAAAAATTAAAAAATTAGGAGAAAAAAATGGTAGTTAAAGTCTTTGATGCTTATATTGAAGGCAAAAAAAAAGCAACCGGAACAATTGACGAGATAGCCGATTACTTTGATATTTCCCGCAACTCTATCTCATTATGGATAAAGAATGGGAAAGACCCTAAAAAAGCTAACCCTAAATATAAGCACGCTATTTTAAATAAAGAAAAAACTAAAGAGCTTATGGAACAAAAGAAAAAAGAAGAGCGCAAACTTCCCGCTTCTGTTTATGATTATTATGACAAAGGGGAATTCATAATGACAGGAACTGCTCGAGAAATTTCTCAATTTTTAAAGATTGGCAAACATAACGTATATTCATATATCCAAGTTGGTAAACACGCTTTTGATTACAGAAAAACAAGAAAACATGCGATTTTAAACGAAGCAGAAACTAGAAAAAGATTTCCATTGCTTTCAGTCTCATCAGAAGAAGAACTTATTGAAACAAAAGAAAAAGAACGTAGAAAACACGAAACAAAAGAAGAACGTAGGTTGCGAAGAAATATCAGAGCGCAAATGGCAATCGAAAACTCAAGAAAAGAAGAATTAGGATTATAGGAGCAGCTAGATGAAACTAAGCGAGATTAAAGCGGTAGCGGAAGTCGTAAAAGAGGAAACTTCTCTTGAATATGGTGAATTTATGTCAGAAGATAGCCAAGAATTACCAAATTTGCCAGTAGGGTCAATGCTTTATAGTGCAGAGCAAATGCAAGCATTTATGTTTAAAAATGTGAGTATTGCTCTTGCTGCGCATGAATTATATGAAGCAGAAGTATGTGGATTACGTTTGAGTCAATTGGAAAAAGAAGAAATTGGAAAAATTATTCAAGAATTATTTATGGAGGACACGAAAAATGACTAAGTTTGAAGAAGAAGTAAAAAGGCCAAAAAAAGCATATATTGACCCATTTTCTAAAAGAGATGTAGATTTCACTGGATTAGCTAAAAAATTTACAGAAGGTGCTCAAACATTAAAAGAATGGAAAGAATATGCATTCCTTCTTGAAGATAAGCTGAAACTCCAACAGCAAGCCCTGCCAGTCGTGCCTGAAGATGTTGCTGAGTGGATAGAAATATTAAAAACTAAAGGCCTTAAACCACTAAAAAATCCAGAAACATACGGAGAAACTGGCTTTACAGAAGAAACACTACAAAATATTGTATTTTGGATTTCTGAACACCAAGAAGATTATATGCGTGCATGGCTAGACGGCTACACAGTCGAAAAACCGCAGCTGTTCTATTTGAGAGATGAGTTAACTGGACAATTCCTTGCGAAAGATAATCAATTTAAAAATGAGGATAGATACTTCTTTTGGACAGGAGCAGACCCACTTGCGCATTCTATTGGCACTGCATGGAAGTTAACCTTTACCCAGCAAGAAATCGACAGCATGCAAACTGGGAGCTATGAAAAAATTGAGGTACATATGGAGGACGGAGAATGACAAGAGGATTTAAAAAACTAAACGAAAATGCGACTATTCCAGAACGAGCGACAGAACATAGCGCAGGGTATGACATTTCAGCAAGTGAAACAGTTACGATTCAACCTGATGAAATTAAAATGGTAAGCACTGGGCTAGCTGTTCAACTTGGAGATGATGAAGTATTGAAATTATACGACCGTTCAAGTAATCCAGTTAAGCGTGGCATTGCATTGATTAATTCAGTAGGAATTATCGATTCAGATTACTATCCGCAAGAATTTAAAGGCTTGTTTATGAATATTTCAAAAGAGCCTGTAACCATTTCTAAAGGTCAAAGAATAATGCAAGGGGTGTTTGTCAAATACCTTACAATAGACGATGACAACGCAAATGGAAAGCGTACAGGCGGATTTGGTAGCACTGGGGAGGTTTGAGAATGACCGACAAACTAATATCGCTGGTCAATGACTGGTGGGGAGGGATTGAATGAAAAAAAAAGCCCAAGCTGACCTAGCTTGAGCGAAATACTGAAGATTACTTCGATTTTTATTTTTGGTCATCACCATTATAGCACACAGACCAATAATTTATTCCAAAATAAAAATGCCCGAATTGACCAAATTCGAGCGGGTGTGATAAAAAATATTTTCTATATTTTTTTGTGGTCAGTTATATTATATCATACTGAGCTAGGAACTCGCTAAACTCAACTGGAGGAGAAATATGCCACAAGAAATTACTGTTGATTTTTCAGAACAAATCGCTAAAACACAAACTAAAATTGATAGGCTTCAAAAATTGATTCATCATGTTAGAAATCAAAAGATTGTTTTAGATGATTTTAAAAATAATCATATATCTACGGATACAAAATTTGAATTAAACTTGGGAGGAGTTTTAAAATGTTCCGTTAAGATTAATGTTGGAACGCTCATCCCTTTGTTGGAGCAAAATATTGAAGATAATACGGTTCTTATCAATGAGTTGGCTAAAGAACTTGGAATTGATATTAAGTAAACAAAAAAGCCCGAATTGACCAGGTTCGAGCTTCGCATGTAAAAAATAATACTTTTTCATTTTATTTTTGGTCATACGTATTATATCATACTGAGCTAGGAACTCGCTAAACTCAACTGGAGGGAAAATGAAATGTTTTATATCACACCAACACCAACGTCATGGATTATCTGGACAATTATTTGGGTAATCGGAGTATTACTAGGTTTAGGATTGTTTATTCTAGGTTCAGTATTACGAGAAAACAGAAAAAATAATGTCGCTTATGGAGTTTTTGTTTTAGTAGCTTTAGTAGCGTTAACTTTAGTTGGACTATCCGGTTCATCATATTATCATAATTATACTAATTCATCGTCATATAACATGGCCAAGAAGAATCTCAAAATTGAATATGATATGAATCAACAGCGTACTATCATTATTAAAGATTATAAGGGAGATGTATTTTATGAATATACAGGTTCATTTTCTTATAAAATGTCTGGTCGTAAAGTTGATTTAACCGATAATAAAACTGGAAATAAGATTTCAGTCTATATGGGAGATAACGATACATTTATTGTTACTGACTCAGGGATTAAAGGAGAAAAGAAATGATTGCAAATATAATTATCATAGCCTACGTGTTACTAATGATTATTGGCCTGTTCATTACACCTTACGCAATTGGAAAGCCAAGAAGTCCAATAAGTATTGGAACTGCAACCTTTAATATATTATTTGGGATTGCGTTTCTAATATCATTATATTTTAAATTAATTAATTAAACAAAAAAGCCCACGGCAATGGGCTTCGGCAAGAAGTTTTCTAACTTAATTATACCACAAAAGGAGAATTTGATGAATGGCAGATAAGTTAGATAGAATTATTGGAGATTACGTTAATGGCAGACTTGAAGCCAGAATAAAATCAATTGAAAGCAGATATCTTTATAAGCAAAAAGTTGATAACTTAGGCATTCGTACAGCTTATTCTGGTGGTTCGGAACAGTTGAGTCATGTTATAAATCAAGAAAAGCTTGAGAGTGACGAAGAATACCTTAAACTTAAGGAGCAACTAGAAATATTAGACTTCTGGTTTAAGCCTTTGATTCCTGATGAAAAAAGAGTTATTGAGCTAAAATATAGTGGATATGCTGGCTTGTACTGGTACCAAGTAATGCAATATTTAGATATCGAAGGAATTGAAGATATTGGCTTGAAAAAAGCTAAGACAATATTCTATAAGTTTAGAAATGATATCTACCGACAAATGCAACACTGTTTTTAGGGCATATTTTTGGACAAAAATTAGCACGAAATTGCCTAAAAACGGAACCTCGACCCTTGTTTTTGCTGATATACTTGTATTATGAAGTAATGTAAAAAGTAAAAACGTTAGAAATGGTGATTTATTTTTCTTTTAATTAATGATATTATTAGTTAATAAAATTAATTAGGAGATTTAAGTTGTGAAGGATGTTTTGGATTATATTATTTCTGGTATAAGTATATGTATATTTATTTTGGCAGTTTATATGATAAAGAAAATTCCAGAAATGGTGAGTGATAAATTAAAAAGTGACAGAGAATTTGAATTTAATAAGGAGTTACAGATTGATGAATTTTATCGAAAAGATGGGAATCTGCAACAGATTATGATGAACTGGACCGAACTTGCAATTGATACAAATGCAATGGAGTCGCTTGATTCTAAGAACGGACAGAAAAAATTACGGAAGCTTGTTCAAGAAACACTTGGATATGGTTCAGGAAGAACAGTTAAATTACTAACAGAAATGCTTCAAGAAAGTTATCGAAGTAATGATACTGAATCAGAAAATACTGAATCAGGAAATAATGAATCAGAAAATAATGAATCTATAAATAGGTCTTCTGCCACTATAATGTTGCTGTTGGCAATGGTTGTTTCTTCTCTAAAGGAAGATTTTACTGGACAAAAAGTTGACCCATTAGATGTCCTTAAAATAAAACTCACTGACTATTATAATCATGAGGGATTATTTAAAGAACTTTTTGAAAGTGTAAATAACAAACTAGGAGTTGAAGTTTAATAATGGAAATTAATTTTATAGCTCTGGCCTTTGCATCTGTTATTGTAGGTGGGGTATTCATTGGAATATTTATTCTGGTTTACAAATGGTTGAAGAAATGATAAGTATAGCTAGACTATGAAAAAGATAGGTTGTCCAATGGGCAGCCTTTTATTGTTGGAAAGGAGATTAAATGCCAGTATTAGAAAATGCAAGACATGAAAAATTTGTTCAATGCCTAATTTCTGGCATGAGCCAACGAAAAGCATACAGAGA